GAGCAAGGCTGCGAAGGCCAAGGTGCGGGAAGTGAAGGAATTCGTGGACAGTCATCTGGACGCGATCCTGGGCAAGTAAGGTCTTTGCGAACCCCTCGCGGGGTTCATGATAATTTGTTCAAATAGCAGGAGCCCACCTTGTCCAAGACCAAACACCTCGATACCGCCATTGCCATCTTCAAGGGCACTGAACTGTCCAAGCGTGGCAAGCGTGGCCCCGTCGTTGAGGTAACAGTCCACGTAGACGCCAAGCGCGGCACGTACATGGTACAGGTAGGCTCACGCATCACATCTGAAGGAATTGGCAACCATGAACAAGCCCGAGCAGCAGGCGAAGCCAAAGCTGAAGCCCTCCGAGCCCTTGGCAAGAAAGCTTCCGTCACCGTGTACAAATGAAGTCCAACGTGTGATGCGTGAGACAGGCATGGACTTCATGCAAGCGTACTACCATGTGCGGCAGCGCACGTACCTCAGGAGTACCGTATGGAAGTGATCATTTGGTTGCTTCAAGCCTACCTGCTATGCTGGGTGCTGGTCGGCGTGTTTGGCATGTTCGCGATGGTGTACTACGACGTACGCGCCAGCGCACGAGACTTCATGGATTGGATCAAGAAATGAGCACTGACCGTGAACTTATCGAGCAAGCCCAGCGCGACGTGAAGCCGCGTGACGTGTTGCTCATGTCACCCATGGAAAGCACCCTGACCCCGCTTGACTGCGGGAGCCTGCGCAGACTGGTGGAGCACCAGACCCGCCGCATGAACTGGGAAGAGTGGATGGACGTGCGTGACGCGTGGTGCCGCTGCTTCCGTGTGGTGTACGTGGCCTGTCCCCGGGGCGACACGACGGCTATCAAGCGTGCTGCAGAGCTGGGTGCGCGCGACGGCAAGACCTACGTACTCATTGACTACCTGTAGCCCCGCACGAATGGCAAATCTGGCGCTGGCTGGGCAAACGGGGGTAGCCCTATACCCACCCCTAGGCAAAAGGCCCCCGCTTTGGGGGCCTGATACCGTCGGTATCTCAGGGCTGCACCGGGGGTGCCTGCGCCAACAGCTCCGTCTTGCGGCCGGAATCCCGCGTAGTGCCGAACCAGAAGGCCATGACTGCGCCCCAAGCCGTACTGAGTGAACCCAGCATGAGCAGCAGCGCCTGGGAGTCACTGACCTTCAGTGCACCCAGCATCATGCCGATGAGGATGCCGAAGTAGCCCAGCGTCACGCCGATTGACAACACAGCCGGCACCGGGCTGGGCTTGGCGACCTGCATCCCTCGAGCGTCCTTGCGGTCACCAGCGGCGATAGCTTCCATATCAGCCACGTTCTTGAACCCCAGCGCCTGCATTTGCAGCGCGAAGTCCTGGTCTGCCTTCTTCAATGCCAGCATCTGCTCAGGTGTAGCCCCGCTCAGCGCTTGCTTGACCGCATCCGTAGTCTTCTCGCTGATACCCAGCGCATTGGCAGCAGCCTCGACAGCCATGCCACCCAGCGGCCCACCCAGCGCAGTACCGATCCACGGTGCGACCGTGCTTACGATTGACTTCCAATCCATATTCATGCTCCTGGTGCGTAGCGCCACTGACCATCGCGCATTTGTTCCGACAGGCGCTTTGCACGTTCGGGTGTCTGACCTGCCCATTTTGACTGAAGCATGGCGTCTGCTGCTTCCGCGTACTTGCCCTGCTGCACCAGCGCCAAGGTGTTCTTAAACGCCAGCAGACCATCTACTCCGAGCTGGAACGACATGTTCAGAAGCACACCTTGACGAGCTTCGTCAAGCTGAAGGAACCACGGCAGACGAGCGGTGAGTTGTTGCACGCGGTCTTCGATGTCGTTGGCTAGCAAGTAGTCCATCTCCTTGGGTCGCAGACCAGCACCGGGCTTGCGGTCATCCACCAGACGGCCGATGCCGATGGTCCATAACCCCAGATGGTCTTGATAGACGCAAGGCTTACGCCCCTCATCTCCGTTGAGTTGTCGTACGAGGTTCATTCGTCGTCGTCCTCCATCACTGGAGCATGTTCAGCGTACCACCACATGCCGCCGATTACGATGAGAACGAAGAGTGCGCCACCGAGGATATAGAACATCATGATTTGTCTGCCTTTCCATCCAGCTTGCTCTCAATGCGGTCAAGCTTCGCAAAGATGGCGTCTGACAAGCGGTCGAACATCTCACGCCGCACATAGTCGCCAGCCACCAACACCTTGAGATCAGAGACCTGTGCAGCCAGCTTCTCGTCTGCGGTCTTCAGCTCCTTGACCGCATCCCACATGGCCTTCATCCACCAGCCACCCAGCGCACCGGTCACGCCAATGACGATGTTGAACAAATCCTGATTCATGCCTTACACCTTCTTGAAGTCAGTGATCTGGCCACGACCAGTGACCTCTACGAATGCTGTGAGTGTTGTACCGATACCAACCGAGCGACGCACGCTGATGACAAGGTACCCGCCAGATGCGGCCATCTGCACCGCGAACGAAGCGCCGGATGTGACAGCAGCGTCGATGTCTGTGATGCCTGTGTCAGAGAGTAGGACTCTGCGATGGTAGTTGCATACCCCAACGCCTTGAACGATGCCATAGATCTTCACTTCCAGCGTGCCGTAGCCCTTCACCTTGATGGCGTCGCTGTACACCGTCTCACTTGCCACGGACATGAACCGTGACAGACTGACCTCACGCTGGGGAGCGTAGGTGCCAACCCCATCGTCGCCTACAAACATCGTTGTGACGTCTTCAGCGAAGCGATTTGCTGCCATCGTGATACCAGAGCTTACGCCAGCAGCACACGTGATGGCCGACAGGATCTGATGGAAGGCGTTGCCCACGATCGTGACTCCATGTGCACCGTTCTCGATGCTGATGCCGTTGCCATGCCCAGCATTGGTGTCATTGAACGTGTTGCCGTGGATGTCCACGTTTGTCACACCATTGCTCACGACGATATGGTTGTTGCATGACGAGCTGAATTGGTTGTTGCCGATAAGTACCTTGGTCAGCGTGCCGCCAGCCTCAATCAGCTTGATGGCATAGTCCGTGTGACCCTCGAAGCTGTTGTTGGTGAACAGGAAGTTCCCGAGGTTGCCAGCACCACCAGTGATCAACACGTGACCGACCACACCGCTGTTGAACTTGTTGCCAGTGAAGTTGATGCCTGACGTGGACGGCACATAGACGCAGATCGTGGTAGCATCACCCGAGAACGTGTTGTTCGAGATGAAGCTGTCCCCTTCGTCCGGGTTGATCAGGTTCTGTAGGAACAGATTGTAGCCATTCACGCACCCAAACGTGTTGCTGTGAATCTGCAGAGAATTGGCACGATCGCTGCGCACGCAATACTTCGCGCCATCGAAGAAATTGTTGCGAATCGTGCTGTTGCCGAAGCTCGTAGCCGTCTGTAGAACTTGAATGAAGGTACACGTTCCGCGAGCGGTTGTGAGTGCAGTGAAGCTGATGTTCTCAACATCGAGCTTGGCTGTAGTGGTGATCCAAGTCAGGCCATTGATGCTGCTCAAGATCTCAGAGTTGTACCATCCCTCACCCACCAGACGAATAGGTTTGGTGAAGGCAGCTTGCGTGGTCAGCGTCCAGTAGGTGCTGGAGGCAGGCACCAGGATCGTACCGCCATCAGGCCCCAGCGCGTTGTGCGCAGCTTGCAGCGCAGCACCCATGTCACCCGAGTAGTACTTCGCAGCGTTGACATAGTTGCCCATGTTCCGCATTGCGTCACCGATGGTGTTGGCAGCATAGGTGAGAGTCTTGTCGTACCCGATGCGACCAGCACCGTTGCCCACCACGGTGTACGAAGCCAGAACCGCATAGATGGCAGCGGAGATAGCTGCATCGAGTACGCCTGGATCACTGACGTTGTCGACAGTCCAGATGGTGGCGTCCAGCGCATCTTTCAGAACGACCTTGTACGTGCCGCTCCAGAAGATGGTGGCCTCGCCTCGAGCATCCAGGATGATCGGGTTCGTGTTGTTCACTGTGCCCGCTGCATCTTGGAAAGTCAGTCGCGGGTTGCTCGTGCCTGCATCGTAGGTGTAGAGCTTGCCCCCCACCAAGGGCACGCCTCCACTGCTCTCGAACTGCTGCTTACCAGCGAGTAGGACCGTTGCCATAATGTGTTCTCCTATGAGGTGATCTGAATGAGTCTGTTACTCGCTATACTGCTGAAGCCATTCGTGGCGCTCGCAATCCTTGTGCCCGTTCGGGTTGCGACAGAAGTACTGCGAGTGCGCATGCCAGACAGCAAGCTCAAACGGGTGCTA